ACCCCACGGGGGGGTCCTCATAACCGATGGCAGGAGTCATCAACCATGTTCGTTCTGAAGAGCAATGTGACTAGCAACATCCTTCCTAAGAAGGGCGTGTGGAAAGGCTATACGTGCCTCCGCACACGCTGGTATGACAAGTGGACGTGTTACCCAAGTGTAGTAACACAGCCCTACGAGTCTTCCATGTACTACTCCCCTACGGGAGCTGAGCCCATCGAAACACCGGGTTTCCAGGATGTCATCGCGTATCAAAATTCGAACGCAAGACCAACTGAAAGACCGATGCAGAGATGTGATCATGTCACTAAAACCCTGTTGTCACCCAGTGGTGTCATAATCCTCGACAAACACTTAGATGTGTTTGTTTGGGGAACAGCCCCTTACAATTGTTCAGACCGCTATGGAGCGGAAAGAACGGTAAGGGACGACGCTATTTGGGTAATGATAGGGGATGTTCTAAAGAACGCGGGCAAATTTCACGTTGGAGGAACTGTTGGGAAAACCGCAGATTATTGGCGGCAATCCATGGCAGACCTCTGTGATCTCGATCCTTATTTAGTGGACCGAGAAGCCGAGGACCCATACGCTCTCGCGATTGCGAAGCTAAAGCAACTCGACTACTTTGCTTACGACACGATACTTCCCGAGATGGAAGGGGGCTTTAAGACCCCTGTGTTCCTAGGAGAAATCTTCGAATTGAAGCTTCTCTGGAGAGATGCAGTTTTGCTTCTCACCAAGTTGCCCAGTAAAGTCTGGGCGTTATTCTCTAGGCCACTGAAGGAAATATCGGAAACATGGTTATCAGCCATTTTTGGCTGGTTGCCTTTTGTTTCTGATGTGAAAAGCATCTTTAACATCCTAACGACCATCGATGATAAAGTCTTTGACTTCATCGAGGGCCAGGATAAGGTGCACACCTCTCATTTTCAAAAGGCGTTGTCTCCACTGACCTTTAAACCAGAAGAGTGGTTCTCCGACACGAAGTATCTTACTATAGATACCAGTGACTCCGAGTGGAGCTTTGCGTCCGCAGCCTTTCATAAGATTGTGCTACGGTGCAAAGTTACACGAGAAGTAACGGAGGTTAAATACCACCACACGTTGGAGTATTCCTACAAGCTTCCCGGTTGGAACCGGGCGGTGCAGACCTTTTTGGCCTCACTGGACGCTTGGGGATTAAACATCTCGCCCTCAGATATCTGGGAGCTGGTGCCTTTCTCCTTCGTAATCGACTGGTTTACTGATGCGCAGTCCTTGGTTGAGACGTTGGATTATACCAACCTCCCCGTCCAGGCTACCGTTTACGATAGCTGTCGGTCTATTAAGTACCGACTCATCGAAACGGTCGAGCTAGAGGGTATTGAGGAATTATACCTCACCCCTACCAGCTACGACACGTCAGATGAATGGACGATTAACCCCGGTTCAGCGTCGTACACGGTTGTGAACGACGCTTACTATAGGTGGCCCGGCATTGTCGAGCCCACCAACGAGCAACAGTCAGGGTTCCTGTGGCCAAGTGGCCTACAGTGGATTACGGCTGGCGCTTTGTTAGGGTCGCGTAAGGGATAGTCCCTGGCGACAAACACCAGCATGGTGGATAACCCACTATGCATAACAGGAGGCACGCAAATGCTGCCTGATCCTTACAATGGACACGTCGACATCTCTGGTGGCACGGAAACTACAACTCCGTACACCGTGATCAACATGTCGGGTAATGCCGTCGACCGGAAGAATTACTCTTCGGCCGCCGGTGGCCCGCGCAAGTTGAAAATTTCCCACACTACTGCGGGAAAGGGAGATGCGAAACGTGATCGACATCTTGTACGCCTTGAGGCGTATGTTGTCGAGGACGGAATAGAGAACCCGGCTAAGCCGATTGCTCTGTTCATGGTTGCGGACATTCCGCAAGTCGGTGTTACCGACTCGCAGAAGACCCAACTGTTCGAGTCCTTCGTTGGTCTCGTGCGAGGTGCCTCGGGTGACGCCGCCAATGAAGGCGATGAATCCGAGTTCTTCACACGTTTCCTCGGTGGTGAGTCGTAAGGCTCACCACCCTACACTTCTGTGGGGAGGGTCTTCCCTCCCTGCGTTAGTGTAGCGAAGTACTATCCTCTAGGATCTGGGCGACATGTTCTGCGTGCTGGATGGAGACCTCCATATATGGGGAAACCTGAAAAGCCCGGGGAGCTCCAGTTTTACACTGAGCTCCTCGTCCGGACCTACCAGGATGCGGCCGCACTCTGCGACCATCGGTCCTCCTCCATACGTATGGATATAGAAACCATACGTAGGAGATCAGCTGAAGAAGGAATGAGTTTTCTAACGATAACTCTTCCGACGCTCGGTAAGTGCCTGGACAAGGCACTTAGCAGCGACGTATCCTTTCCAACTGGGCACGGTTTCGATTTGAGTAACCGTGCTCCTCGGCACCCTAGGTTTATGGGTGCATTCTGGAAGGATATTTTTGATGCTGATGGATTGGTTGCGGACACCTCACATTGCGAAGCCCAGGAGGCTAAACAGTGCGAGGCGGTCAGAGCCGTACGGCAGGTTTGTTATCTGCTGTATAAGCTGGAAGGTGCACATCCTAAGGACAGTGAAAGGCGGAAAATCGATGACTTTATAGCCACCGACCGTCTTTTACCTGAGCCAGGAGAAGAGGTTCCTCTCTCGGCCAAGACCACTCGAGCACTGGAGAGTGCTCGGATGGTTATCCTAAGGATTCTGATGGGTTTCGACCCATTGGACATCATTCCCGGACACGGTCCCGGCTCAGTCGCCACAGGTGAGAAACCTTGGGAGAAAATGAATTTCTCGAGGTTCTACGTGCATTTGGATCAGATTTACTCTTATCCAGAGTATTTCTTTTTCAACTACACACACTTAGTGGACGACTTCGACGTCCTTGGACGCATGGAGATTCTCCATGAAGCAACCGCGAAAGTGGTGCTTGTGCCCAAGGATTCGAGAGGCCCGCGGATCATCTCTATGGAACCACTGGAACTCCAGTGGATACAGCAGGGACTTAATAAGGCGCTTACGCGAAAGCTTGAGCACCCAAAGTCCCTGTGCCATGGGTACGTGAATTTCACGTACCAAGATGTAAACCGTGACCTTGCGCTTGACAACTCCTATGACGGCAGTATGGTTACTGTCGACATGAAGGAAGCGTCAGACCGTGTCTCCGTTTGGCTCGTGGAAAAGCTTTTTCCACGACACGTCGTCAAGGCTTTGATGTCGTGCAGGAGCAATTATACGCTCCTCCCAGATGGACACCGTTTGCGCCTTAAGAAGTTCGCGCCAATGGGGAGCAGTGTTTGCTTTCCCGTAGAGGCGTTGACTTTTTGGGCACTTGCGGTGGGCTCACTTATAGACGTTCTTACTCTGAGCAACAAGTTAAAGTTGCCTGAGGTTTACGTCTATGGCGATGATCTGATCCTCAATAAAGAGGATTTAGATACTATTAGACCCGTCTTCGAAGAACTTTTTCTTGAGTTCAACGAGGACAAGTGCTGCACCGGCAGATTCTTTCGAGAATCGTGCGGAATGGACGCCTTTAAATTCCAGGCGGTCACTCCTGTCCGGGTTAAAGCACCATGGGTCGAACGACCATCGCCCGCCACAATCCTGGCGTATGTCAGCTACATTAATAGCTGTCAGCACCGAGGCTACGTGCAAACGGCAGAATATCTGCGCGCGCACGTGGACAGAATCCCAGAGCTTTCAGTTCCGTATACTAACCTCTGTGGCGTAAATCCTTTCGCCTATGAGATGTGTACCTGGAACGATGCCAGAATAAGGGAAACGCTCCTTTCCACGTTTAAAGTGCGTTATAATAACGCACTTCAGCGTGAGGAGGTAAGAATCCCTGTTACTGGCGCCCACGTATTTATGCGTGGTAAGCCTGGGTGGGCCGAACTGTTCAGACTCCGATCAAACGTGATCCCTCCGGATCCGTTCGGGTTTGGGTCTGAGCCACTAGGTCCATGTGGCTACACTGTTCCGCGTCAGACTAAAACGCGGTGGAAGTGGGTAGGGATTAACTCCCTGCTGGCTGGAATAACCTAGAAATAGGT